CGTCGCCTTCTCGCCCATGAGCTTCTTGTACTGCTCCCGCACCTCGGCGTTGTACTCGGCTACGTTGATCCCGGCCGCTGCGACCTTATGAAAGTCTCCGCCGGCCTTCACGATTACCGCGAACTTCTGCATCACCGGCGAGAGCGACAGCCACGGGCCGCCTCCGCTCTTCAACCGTGACGCCATTCCGCCGCCGTCGACGAAACGGATGGCCTCGGCTGCCGCCTTTTTCTGGTAGTAGCCGAGATCGACGACACTCTTCCCGCAGGTCTCGAAGATATCCCCCTCTCCCGACGGGAACAGCGCCTGCTTCTGGATGTTGTGAATCTCTTCCTTGAGGGCCTGGATCTGGGGGATATCCATCCCCTTGATCGCCTCGGCCATGATGCCCTTCAGATCCTCCATCTTGATCGTGACTTCTCCGGTCGGTTCGGACATCTCTTGATTCCTCCGTTTCCTGAAACGAAAAAAGCCCCGATCAGGGGCCTCCGTTCGCTTCGGCTGTTTGAAGTTGGTGGTTAGGGCACGCGGCCCTTCATCCGGTCGATCTCCCGCTTCGCCTCTTCGTTGATGACCTCCCGTGCGATCGCGATGATCCTCGCTCTTGCCGCCTGCTTCTCGGCATCCGGCGTGGGATCGTCGCGCACGACCACGAGGCGGGGCGGCGTCTTCTTCTCCGGCGGGTTGTCGTGATGCTCCTCTTCACCCTCTTTCCCGCCATCCGGTTCGGGCGGGAGGGTCTTCAGAAGCGGTTCGAGATTCTTCATTGCGTCGGCCATCGCCTGCATCGCGGCCTCGCACTTCTTGCACATCTCGTCGCACGCCGTGACCATGGCTTTCATCTCGGCCATCTGCTGCTCCATGACGGTCATGCGGTTTCCCATGTCGTCGGTCATCGGAGCCTTCTCCTCGGGGGGCGGCGCGATCGCCTTCGTCAGCTCGGAGAACTTCTCCGGCTGACACTTCTCGCAGGCCAGCCCGATCTCGGTGCCGTCCTTTGTGAAGACCACCACCTCGGCCTTGCAGGTCTCGCACTCCCCGGGCTTGTGCTTGTCGCATCCCTGCCCGCAGCCCTTGCACTCCTTCACGTCGACCATCCCGAACCAGTGCGATTCGGGAACCTCGAACGGCCCTTTGGGATCCTCGTTCTTGTCGAGGAACTCCTTGACCGTCTGCGCGAACGGGTTCATGGGGACGCCGACGGGCGAGTACTCGAGCAGCTGCCACTTCGTGACGTCGCGCCCGTCGTACCTTCCCTCCCGCATCAGATCCTTCGCCTCGTCGACGGCATATCCGATCGACCAGTTCGGGAGGAAACCGCCCTTGATCTTCTGGTAGAGCCGCTGCCCCGTCTCGTCGTTGAAGAACTGCGTCTTCGCGAGGATCCCCGGCTGCCCCTTGAACTCGTCGATGGTAATCGACAGGGGCTTTCCAACCGGCTCCGATCCCATCGGCCCGCGGCCGTGCAGCAGGAGCACGACGGGCTTGCCGACGATCTTCATCCCCTTGGCCCGCATGATGTCGCCGCCGCGGTCCTTGTGTTCCGTGGAGATGAAGTTCTCGACGATCAGGTTCTCGTCGTCGAACGCCTTGACCTCGGCTTCGAAAATCTTGTGCTCGATCTTCATGGCGGACTCCTTTTCGGAAGGGTTGCGGAAACGAAAAACCCCTCCGAAGAGGGGCCGGATGCGTTCCACGTGAAATGCCGGATCTACGACTTCTCGTACCCAAGCGCGCACCGGCAGTTGATCGCTTCGGCCGGATCTGACCCGTTCCCCGGTGCGTCCATCTCGTCGTCGCCGACTTCGAACATATCGTCGATCGGAATCCCGTCCGCGTATTGCTTGCCTGCCTGTACGTGCGTCGGTCGCACGTTCTCATCCCCCGCGGTGAGCCAGGTTTTCACGACCTTCTCCTCGATCCCCGCCTGACGGATCGCCAGCAGGTCCGCCTTGTTGCTCGCGGCGATCGTCTCCGTGCGGGCGATCAGAGGGGCCCGGTATTTGTCGTAACTGTCGAACGTCTCCCGGAGCGTGTCGGCAATGACGGAGAGCGGCTTGCCGTCGGAGAATCCCTGGCGCAGGACCGCCCGGATGTCGTCGAAGGTGGTGCCAGCGACTTCCTCGGAGAACATGCCCATCCGGGAGCCGAGCCACTTCGCGACCTTCGGATCGTTCACGTCGAACGCGATATCGATCCCGAGCTCGCGCAGGATGCGTTTGCCGCCCTGCTCGACAAGTGCGGTGACGGGAGGCTTGACGAGCAGCCGCAGTCGGGCGATCTCCGCCTTCTTGTCGATGTTGATGTCGTCGCCGACGCCCTTCTTGGCGATGTGCTCCTGGACGGCCTTGCGGGACCAGCCGGCGTATTGCGCCTCGACCCGGGGCCCCAGCTTGTGCAGCCGCCCGATCACCTCCGAGCCTAAGTTCCGGAAGTATCCCTTCATCTGCGAGGTGACCATCCGCTCCCAGGGGGCCTGCCGGGAAATGAACTGCCGCCAGCGCCGCGCGCGCACAGCAGCGGAGGCCTTCTCCTCGGCCTCGCCTTCTTTCGCCGGGGGCGGAGGAACCGGCTCGCTCAACGCCTCCGGATCCTGCGACAGCCCGAGCGGGATCCACGGCTTGTCGCCCCACGGGACGGGAGGCTTCCCCTTCCGTGCACGGACCTCGTTGACCACGGTGACGAAGGTGCGCAGCTCCATCTCTGTTTCCCGTAAGCCGAACTCGCGATCGCCCATGTCGCTTCGGTCGAACTCGCATACCAGCCCGCGATCGTACCGGGGCAGCAGGAACGTGTTGATCTGCTCCTCGATCAGCATGCATTTCGGGAGGATGCACTCCTTCTCGAACGTCTCGTCCAGAACCTCCATGTTCGCCCGGTTGCTCGGGACTTCGAGGCCGAGCTTCGCCTCGGATAGGTCGTACGAGGTGATCAGCTTCTCCCGCGCCCACTTGGCGACGTCGGTCATCAGGGAGTCCCGGTTCGACCATCCGGTCTTCTCCGCGGCAAGGCCGGAGTGCGTCACCATTGGCCGCCCGGACTGTGCAGCGGCTCCGAATTGCTCCATGACCTGCGCCCGGAGGTCCGCCGCTTGCTCCTTGGTGAGCGGCTGATCTGTGTGGAGATGGATCCCGGGGATGCCCTTGTTCTGGAACAGCGCCCGCTGCTGCTGCATGAGGAACAGGTCGATGTCGTACGGGTAGGTCTGCGCCATCAGCGGGGAGAAGCCCTGGAAGGGGGAGGCGGGATTCGGATACTTCAATGGGAGCACGTCCTGAGGGGCGAACCGGTTGTTCACGGTACCGTCTTTGTAGACCCACTCCTCGATCTGCATCTTTGAATTCACCCGCGGCGAGATCTCCGAGGTCTTGGTCAACGGCAACGGCCAGATCTCGCCCGGCAATCCCAATCCGTTGGCCGGCGTGTACCACGCGCACAGACCGCCGAGCTCCATCCGAAGCAAGGTCTCGTACCACAGCACCATGCGGGACATGATGCTGTTGGGGCGGTACAGCAGGGAAAGCCACGGGTGCTCGAAGATCTCCTGCTTCTCGTATCCCATCTCTTTCAGCGCGTACTTGCGCTCGGCTTCCGTGTCGATCCGCTTCATCTGCCCGAGGATGGCGTACGGGTCGAGGACCTTCTCGCCCGTCTTGCGGCGGTAGACGAACAGGTGCATGTTGCGTGTCGCGACGGTCTTCCCGATCTTGTCGATCGACGTGTACACCCAGGACTTGTACGCCTCCACGAGTTGCCCGTAGGACTTCTCGGGCGCGATGCCGTAATTGGCCGCGGTCATCACGGCGGAGATCAGGCTCTCCGGGACGGCGACGGAGGCTTTGGCTTCCTCGATGGCCTTGCCCACTTCCTCGGGGCTCTGGTACCCCCGCCAGCGGGCGACACGATCGATGAGTTCGTTCAGCAACGGCGCCTCCGTCATGCGAAGAAGAACCCGGGCGTTCCCCGGTTCCGCCACCAGTTGATTGCCTGCGTGGTCTGGTCTACTTCGTCGTCGTTCGCCCCGCGTGGGAACGACGCCATCTCGCCGATGTACTCGTCGACCCATGGGGCGATCGACGGATCCGGGAGGTACAGGTTCCCGGCCTCGTGCTCGGGCTGGATCGCGTACGCCCGGGCTTCCTTGCCGCCCTCGGGATTCACCGCGATCACCCCGGGGATCTCCTTCTGCAGGGTCTCGATGATGGCCGGGCCGTTCGCCTTGTCCTCAACGAGAATGGCGACAGCCATCGGCCACCGCTTCTTCATCGCGCGGACGGCCTTGACGGAGTCGGCGAATCCCATCCGTTCCTTGACCCGGTCGATCAGGTACTTGTCCGCGCCGACCCGCCCCCAGGCGCCGCCGGCGACGTAGTCTGAATCGGTGGTTTTCTTGAAGGTCATGTCCCACGACAGCACGATCTCGTCGAACTTTGCGGGCTGGGCCTTGTAGAACCGCCAGTGCTCGCGCTTGAATATGCCGCCGCCAGCAGGAGCGGGCGTCTGCTGCAGCTGCCCCGCGGCGCCGTAGGAGCCAAGGCGCGTCTTCAGATCCTTGAGCACCGCCGTGTCGAACCGCTCCGGCCAGAGCAGTTCGCCGATCTCTTCCCTCGGATCGTAGGTTCCAAGGGAGGTCGACCGCCGCTTCCCGTCGAACTCCATCGGCAGGAGGATGTGTTCCCACTTCACGTCCTGCGACAGTAGGTGCCCCGTGGCGTCCCGCTCGTGGCCGCGCTGCTGTACGATCACCTGCCGACCC